TTGCTTTTAAAATTCGAACATTTTAACAGAAGGATCTAGCTTAATCAGCTCTTTAGCAGCAGCAGTCAATGCAGCAAACCGCGCCTTTACTTTACTGCGTGACAGTTCGCCGTCACATGTGAGATTTCATGTTCAGACTCGCAGCCGCTGATGAACTCATCACACTCACAGCCTGCAACCGAGCAGGCAAGGCAGATGCGCTCGTTTTCGTTTTCTTCGTAGTCGTACATTTTGTTTCCTCTTGTTTTTCTCAGTTTATACAAGTATTATACACGAGATTTTTGCGAAAGTCAAGCATTATCTGAAATATCTTCAATTTTCTTTTCTGGAGCGATCAACTCAACACGGCGAACACGGCGGTCACGATTGATGCGGTTGAAAAACCCTTTAGCAGCCACGTAGGTGTCAAAGGACTTGCTTTGACTAGCGTAGTTGTAGTAGTTGTAAGTCACAGTATACATATTCTCTTCTCTTTTCATCAATTTATAGTACCATTATACACTGTTTTTCAGAAAAGTCAAGCATTATTTGAAATTTCTTTTACCAATAAAATCAATGACTTATAAATTAACTGAGTGAAATAAGTGCTTGATTCATATACAGTTTTTCAACGAAGAATCAAGCACTTACGAACTTATCTTACAATCTACACCAGTTTGTGTGTCAGAGTACACTTACTTGTATAATTGCATTTGTTAAGCAAAAAAGATTAACAAAATCAAGAGGTTATACTCTAGCTTTTACTCTCATAAGCAGATTTGCCGTAAAATGCAGCAACAATGGCAGCTACTGAAACAAAGTAAGTGGGTGCCATGTCGCCTAGTACATTGGCACCCTGTTCCATTCCAAAAAATGTAGCAAATAGAACACAAGCTGGATACAGTAACATACCATAAAGGGCAAACCATGCCATTTTTCTTTGAGCATCCCGCATTGAGTCTTCATCTTCCAAACGCTTGCGCTTAAACTCAATAAACATTTCTTTTTCTTGTTTATCTACTGCACCGTCACCGTTTATATCTGCTGGGTGATACTTTGGATCATCTATCATAATACTACTCCTAAATATTTTTTATTGTTATTCTTACTGGGAACGTACTATTTATGTCATCTAGTTTTTTATGATCTCTGGTATGTTCAATTATTTCAGTTATTGTTTCTTTACTGTATTGGCCGTGAGGGACATTGTATGAGGTATTAGATCCTTCGCAATAGTAACATGCTTTTAAAGGATTCTTATGTGCTTCACCGTACACAAAATCCCTGAGGTTTACCATTATTTCTTCTTCATTATCACCTGTAAAGTCAAATCCATCTTCTTCGGCAAAATCCCAGTCAGTAGGTATTCCCATATTATCATACTGAGGACCTTTAGTAACAGAAATATTGCACTTGTAATACTTTCCATTCATAAAAGAATGGCACATGTCTTTTAATAAGCAGGGAGTATATACTTCTTGCACTCGCTTCTCGGTATTTTTGCTGTATTTGTCTAAAACAATAAAAGTGCCTGTCTCATGCCATTTATAGTTGTCTTTAAACTTTTGCATTGATTCAAATTTAAGAACATCATCAACATCGGTTACATTTCTCCAATTAGCACCTTTTTCTTCTAACTTGTTTATTATCTTTTCATAATTTATATTATTGTTGGCATACACGGATAGTGAAAACAAATCTACCAAATCAAAAAATTCATCCGGCATTTGAGGAAGTGTAAGACCGTTAGTAGCTATATTGGATTTATATCCTGCTTTTTTAATTTCTCTGAGGTAGTCTAGTATTTCAGGATGTAATGTGGGTTCACCTCCTGCTAATCTTATGTACGGAGTATCGACATATTTTCCAATGATGTTTAGGTCTCGTACAAATATCGACAAGTCATCGTTACGGTGAGGCTGAAAGGGAGACCCAGTATTGCAATTCGTACACTTTAAATTGCAATGCCAGGTAACAATATGTTCTATGTAAGAACGATGTATCCTATCCACGTATAACAACCATTGTTTGATGAAACTTAGAAAACGGATCACATATTTCTATTTCAGGATGTTGTTCTTTCAACCAATCTTTATTATAACAGGTAACAAGAAAATCACAACTATCAGGATATTCATCATAAGAATAACCCACTCTATTAGCATCAATATAATATCTATACTTTTCTAGAGGTAATTTTTTTTCCCAAGAAATATGAACATCGTCATAATCCATATAACGTTTAGTCTTTAATACATCTAGTACGTAATCTTGAGGTGTAAAAATAGAAGTCATTATTACATTATTTTTAGAAACTCTTTTCATTTCTGCTAAATCAAAAACAAAATCTTCATAGCTACAATGAGTATGCAGTGAATAAGAACAAACTATATCAAAAGAATTGTCATCAAATGGAAAAGGTATTCTATCTTTACCATTAACATTGTATACAGGATTCTTTCTATCATACACTATGAATTTAGCTTCTGGATATTTTTGTTGTTCTTCGGTAAGAACTTCTTCATCGACATCTAGACAGGTATAATTTTCTGGTTTTATTTGTCCAGACTCAATTCCATCCTTTAGAAGATTGCCGTGATTGCCACCATAGTCCAATACTTTTAAATTACTCCAATCAACATCATGTATACTTTGAAACATTGGTAATCTAGTAACTCTAGGAAATTTAAACATGTTAAAATTTAATCTCGTCATAAGATCCTTTAAGTACGAAAGAAGATTTATCAAATACAGGAGTATCGTTACCTGCATCAACAAGTCCTTCCTGAGGATCACCTTCAATGTCAAAAAGTTTCATTCTAGACCTATCTACACCTATCATAAAACGTTTATTGCGTGTAATATCAGAGTATCTGTTTTTCAATTGTTTAACCATTATCTGTCCGAGTTTCTCTAACTCCTCGGTGCTTATAAGAGCAATCATTAAATCTGCTGTTGCTGGAAGACCAAATGATTCTGAAGTATCTGTAAGTTCAACATCACTGTTATTGTAACCGCCTCGGGTAGTCTGTGTTGCAGTTACAATTGGCAAATCTTCTTCTACTGCCAGTCCTCTAAGTTCTTCTGCGATACTCTTAATAATAGTATAACTATTTTGATTAGATCCTGATTTGAATCTACTTGAGGAACAAATATTCAAATAATCTATAAAAATAATATCAGGAGCAAAATTTCTTTTTAGTTTCAATTCATTTATCAATGCTTTGAAATGCCCACTGTGTGCTGATGCTGTAGGATATTCTTTAACAATAAGTCTACCCTGTATCTTAGCATTAATTTTACTAATTCTATCTTCAAACATTTGCTTAGACAAATCTTTTAATTGTCCAATAGGCAAGTTCATTAGATTCGCATCAATACGTTCTGCGATTCTTTCTTCAGACATCTCAAGTGTAATGTATAACACATTTTTACCTTGCGAGACAGCATTCGCTGCCATGTGACACATAAACAATGATTTGCCAACACCAGTGCCTGCAAGTACAACATTCAATGTTTTATTAGCAAGACCACCTTCAGTAATCTCATTAAACATTGCCAAATCAAAAGGCATCTTTTCTTCTAGTCTATGATAGAATTCATATCGTTTGTCTGCATTTTGAATATAATCATGACCTACATTATTATCAAACCCAACTTGTAATGCTTTAGACAATAAGTCAGGAAGTGCGTCAGGACCCAAGTCTCTATTTTTACCATCAATAATCTGAATGCCTTCCATGATAGCATTGTAGATAGCTTTATCCTTACAATACTTTTCAGTCTCATCTAACAACCACTTAGGATCACTAGTAGATACTATATTATTTTCAAGCCACTCACTTAAAGCAGGTAGCTCTCCTTCAGATACAGTTCTATCTTCTCCAATAGAAATTGCCAGTGCCTGTTTTGTAGGAGCTTTATTGTATTTTAAAGAATACGCTTGTATCTTGTTTAATAGTATTCTATGAATACTTGAAAAGTATTCAGGTTTTAGAAATGGCAATACTTTTCTGAAGTATTCATCATTATCAAGTAGGTTTCCTAAAATTATATTTTCCAATCTGTCTTTCATTCAGAATCCTTTTACGTATCAACTCAATAGCACTTTCAGGTAAATGTTCATTAATCGTAAAATCTGCATCAGGGTTAACAAACATTTTGTTAGTATCATGATATCGACCTATGTCTATTGTGTCAAGAAAAATAGTATAGTCTGCGTCAAATAATTTTCTTGTTTCAGGTGTAGGACATACAAAGTCTGCAATTACTATAGAACCAAACATTGCTTCAGTAAATGCAAGACCTCTCATTCTAATTGCCTGACGAATTCTTGCTTCTTCTGAAAAATCCCAATCGCGTACTGCTTCTCTTACACGATCAGCATTGAGATGTACAAAATCAGGTTGCCCTTCACAAAGTTTTTCAGCTAACCAAGTCTTTCCTGATCCAGGCAAACCACAAACCAAGACTATCATTTATATTCTTCCTTTACATATTCACCATAAATTTTTTCAATACAGCTTTCACACAGATAAACTTCTTGATCATCTGTGTGAAAACAAACTGCCCGGTCGCCTTCCCAAATAGTAATCTGGCATTGGTCACATTGACCTTCAGACTTCTTCGAGGTCTTGGTAGACTTCTTCAATATCTTGTTCAGTAACTTCATCTTGCATAATCCCATCTACACTTGAAATTGCATATCGTTTACTAATCCAATTAATAAAAGTTTCGTCTTTAAGAATCGGCAACCAAAAGTCTTTAGAGTAAGTATCTGATTTTCTTTGTTTAGGTTCTATTAGCTCACCAGTTACAGTGTTAACTCGCTGATACCAACCATTACTAGGTTTAATAACATGTCCCGATTCTATTGCCATGTCGAGCAATCCACTCCACTTTGCAATACCGCCTTCAAAAGATACCTCAACAGGAATCTTAGATTTCTCACGAACAAAACGAGACTTTTCAACATTGATAATAAAGTTATAGCCTGTAATTTCTGTTCCTGTTTTTTCTTGCTGACGACCAATAATAAAGATATTGGATGCGGAATAATATATTCCTGTACCGCCTGAAACAATTGCTTTAGGGAACAAACCGATTTCTTGATATGTATGATTCACTACAACCATTGGAATATCTTTAATAGTTAAATGAGGAGTAACCATACGGAACAATGATTTCAACTGTTTCGCTCTTGTCATGTCTGCAACAGATTTGCCTTCAAGCGCATCATCTACTTCTTTCTTACTTGCCAAGTTACCAACAGAGTCTATAATAATCATAACGTGATCGCCACGTTCCAAACTATTTAATTGAGACATTAAATCATGTTTTAATTGTTCTACATCCGTGATGGGTGTATGAACTACCCTACTACGGTCAATATCAAAAGTATCAAAGTATGCTTGAGGAGTGCCGAACTCTGAATCATAAAACAGAATAACCGCATCATCATACTTATCCAGATAGGCTTTTGCTAACAACAATGTAAATGCTGTTTTAAAATGCTTTGAAGGACCTGCAAATACCGTAAGACCTGGAGTCAATCCTCCATCAAGACGACCACTAAGTGCTACGTTCAATGCAGGCACCGAGGTTTGAATCAAGTCTTTAACTCCGAAGAATTTGGACTCTGCTAGAATGGCAGTATCTTTAATGGTACTATTTTTTTGTAATCTATCAATTAAACTCATTGTGTTTTCTCCTAATCAATTGGTTCTAATTCTGTATGTAATAATAACACACCTTAAATACATTTGTCAAGAATAGAAATAGTCTATACAAATAAATCTTCAAGTGTAGATTGCTTCTCAGTGTGCCAACCAAGAGCTTTAATAATATTATCCATTGGTTCAAGAAATGCTTTTTCAAACATTAAATCATAATCAATGTATTTGTGTATGTTAAACTCTTCAGGCAATTTGCTTTTAAAGGCAATAGTATTTTCTCTTATAGTGTTAGGTTCTTTTAAATATATGAATTTGATTTTATCGCCTTCTTGAATAAGTTCATAACGCTTATCCAAATTATGCTTCTTTAGTTGGTCGTTATACAGCAAGGCGCCGCGAACATGCATGGGCGTTGCCTTCTGGTAAATGTCAGCATTAGAAGTATATTTTTGAAGATTGTTTACGCCGCGCGGAAAAGCAATCTGTTCTGGAGTAAGTTTCATAAACTTAATCCGAGTTTCTTCAATGTATTTCTGAAGAATACTTTCATCACCATTAAGACAAATCTTAACCGCTTCACGCA